TGTAGTTTCCATAGCACGTATTCCATCAGCTATTCTAGATATTCTTTGTAATGTTGCATCTGTCTTTTCTATCATAGATTTATTAGATCTAAATTCATCTGCTATTCCAAATGCATCTCCTTTTATTCTATTAAAAGCTTCAGCTCTTGAATCATATCCAACTGGTTTAGTTTCTTGAAGTATATCAAATATACCTCCAGTTATTACATCTTGGAAAGCTGGTCTTCCCTCTGTTTCATAACTATAGTTATCCATACCAAGTGTTCCAAAGCCAGCTGCAAATTTTGCATCTAATCTTTTATCAGTAGAACTAGATGCTGGTGCTGTTACTTTACCCAGATTACCTGCTGTGTGATTTAACTTTCCAAATCCATCAAAAGAAGCTGGTTTAGCTCTTGATAAACCAACCGATGTCTTTTTATTTAAACTCATTATTAATCACCTTCTTATACGTGATTTACTTCATATTTTACATCCACAAGTCCAGATGAACCATGATATAAGTTTATATGGTTACATCTAGAGTATACTTTAGTTTTAACTATAGTTTCGTATTTTGCTCCATCTAAAAGTATTTCTCCTGGAGATCCAAACATTAGAAGAGAAGCAGAGAAAGATGTACCATCTGTTCCTCCTATATGTTTAAGTCTAAAGTGTTCTTGTAATTCATCTGTTGCTACATCTATATCACATTCTATATAAGCACGGCAATCTTTATCTGTAGAAAGAGTTTGTCCATGGTTATCAGGAATGTCGTGTCCATCATCTGTTTTATAGAAAGGCCTAAATGTTATCTTCTTTGTGAAGTATTCAACATATTTAATACCACTTATTTCTACTATACGATGATGAAGATACATCTTTTTATATTTTACCCAGTCGTTTTGTGTAAGTAATACTGTTCTCCAAGGAATAAGATCATCAAGGTTATCGTTAAACCCATCAAGATGACGTTTAAATGGAATTATATCTCCACCATTTGCTCCATTCTTTGCAAGGTTAAGTCCTATTATCTTAGCAGGACCAGCTTTTGCAGTTACTTTAGTTTTAGTATTATCTACATCTGTTCTAAATAGTTCATCTTCAAAGTATTTAGAATTAAGTGTAGGTGTAAGTCCATTATAGATAGAAGTAACTATATGTTGAAGTCCTTGTATAGTTACTTTATTTTTAAATCTAACTTCAACCCAGCTTCCATCTTCTAGTTGCTTTTTACCTACAACTTCTCCAACTACATGTCCTGTTTCTTTATCATCATATATTCTATAGACGAACTTATGTTTATCATCAGCTTTCATTTCTGTTATATCTTTTTCTTCCATTTACTAATTTCCTCCTTCTCCATCATAAACAGCTACATCACCATAAATAGTTACCAGTTTCAAACTGTCATGATTAGACTGTATGGTTTTTGCTATTGGTTTTAAGTATTTAATTCTAATTCTATCATTAGAGCCAATATTCATTCTCTCATTCTGATTATGTCTTACATGTGTCCAGATATTATCAAAGTTAAGTTGATATTCTCTATCAGGACCCATCTTTAAAAGTCCTCCTTCTGATATAAAGTCTACTGAGTAAGCTTTAAATGTCTTAAGTATATAAAGAAGATATTTAGACAGTCCATTCATAAATCTTTGTGTAGTATCTAGTATCTTTTCTATTCTTATTGAATTTGGTAGAGTATGTCTTGATAAATCTGTAAAATATTGAATTAACTCTTGAGTTAAGTTATCTATTTCTATTATCAAGTTTTCCCTTTTAGCAAGTTCCTCATCAGTAGGATTTGTAAGATCAAAAGGTGCTTTAATTCTTTCATATTCAGCATATAAGAAAGGATCTATTTGTCTTAGTATATCTTGATAAGTAGTAGGAACTTCAGATCCTCTAGTTTGGTTAAATACTTCTGGGACTCTATCTACTTCTCTTATAAGACGTTCTAAATCATTTAATATCAAATATTCTCTAAGGTTTCTAATCTTAAGTTTAAGCTTGTCAAATATATCATGTATTCCCATAGATTTCTCCATAGCAACAAGCATATCTATAAATGTAGAGTTATTATTAAGTGCATCTGGGAATTCTTCTAGTGCAAACTTAAATTCTCTTGCATTAAACTCAGATATAAACATTATCTTTATTTCATCAAAGTTATCAGGTATTTTAAATCCAAATACTTTATTTATATCTGGCATAGTATCTGTCTCAAATATATGATATCTATGAGCTTGGAATGTAGTAAGACTCATATAGTACATAAATACAGCAAAGAATGTATGATTTTGTCCTGTAGATCTTAGAGTCATATGATGTGTTTCAGCAAGTGCTCTATTTTCCATTATATATCTATGCATAATAGCATACCAATGTCCAAACTTAGTTATATTTATAGAGTTTCCAAGTGATAAATACTTAGATTCTACGAAAGAGAAGTCTTCCGAGAATACTGCTCTTTTAAGCTCTTCTGTATCACGCCATTTAGGATCCATTCTTACAACTTCGTCATATGAAAGAATCTTGTCTTCACTTGTACTATAGTCATCTTGATATGGATGTATCCATCTAAATGGCCTTAGTACGAACTCTACATCATATAATTCCTCAGGTTTTTCATTTCCAGTTAAAGGATATCTTACATTCTCTTTAGGAATCTTACGTATAAAATACTTATAAAGATTAAGTCCAGAGAATAGCTTTTCTGTAATATAGTTCATTACATAGTTAGTACCTTTAAACATAAGCAAATAATTAAGTACGAATGTACAGCTATTTCTATAAAGTTCTGGCATGTTCTTAGGAAGAGTAAGTCCATGTGATTTCCATATTTCCATTGCCTCTTGTTGAGTATAAGTTGACTTATGTATAAAAGGTTTCTTACTTTCAACTACATATGCTACAAGAGATTGAAGTTTAAGAGCTATAAGATCTTCAGCTTCATAGAAATCTGTATTATACATAAGATATTCATTATAGAATGTTCTCATCCAGATTTCTCTTTCTTTATTATAGCATATTGCGTACATTTCATGATCTGCTCTATCTTTAGAATTTGATAACACTTCAAACTCTTCAGACTCACGTGCTGTTATAAGATCTATTTCTCTTCCTATAAATCTTATATATTGCTTTTGTGTATCATTAAAGTATTGATCAAATGTTCCATTACGTCTAAGTCTTAACTTAGTAGTATAATCTAATTCGTGAAGAGGTGTACCTTCATGGTACACGAAATCACGGTTATTCATCTCTTCTAATGTAGGAAGTCCTATAAGCATACGATAGTATTCATTCTTTTCAACATAATTCGTTATTATAGAAGCTCTTTTAGAATCAATCAGTCTTTGTATTTCATATTCTGTAAAATGTCCTTGGTTATAAACTTCTTTAACGTTATTATCTTTAGCCAGTATCTTTATATCATCTTCAGATGATGAAGGAAATGCTGTTCTTATTTCATCTTCTGTCCAATATATGTAATCTGATAGTTTATCAAACTTCATAAATGCATTATAATATTCTTGATATGCTTTTGCTGATTCTTCTGTTTCATTATCATATGCTCTTTTTTGTTGCTTTACTATAAGATTATGCATAAGTCTTCTTGCTGATTGGAGCCTTATGTTAATATCTTTAATATTACTTGCCAATTACTTTAACCTCCTTTATTAGTTTCTATATGCTACTTCCATAGGTGATATTACTTCATCTTGCTCATCTGGTTCTTTAGCTACTGATATTGCAAGAGCACGTTTAGCATCGTTTCCAAAGAACGCATTAAACGTACCACTCATAATAGTTAAGTCATCACAAGATATCATTACGTAATCCTTAGTTCCAGTTTCTCTTGCTGGTTTTCTAGGATTAGCTGCGTCTCTTGCAAGTGATGCTATTATAAGTCCTACAGATGTATCACTTATGCTGACCTTCTTATTATTACTGATTGTGTTATGTAGTACTTCCAAGTGAGTTTCAAGTGGTATAAGATTAGATATAGCTCCTTTAAGGAATATATTATACATCTTATAAACTGTCATTTCATCTCTTGGTAGTATTGTATTTTCAACTATTACATCACCCTTCTTATAGAATAACTTATAGTGTGTTGAACTTTCATTACTTGGATGTCCAGGTTTTAGAAGTTCAGTAGGGTTTGTAATAATTTGTGTTCCTAATGTAAATGTAAACTTAGAATGTGAATCATTTTCTATTATAGATCCATGTGCAAGTATCTTATAATTAGTTCCTTCAGGTGTTATTGCAGACTTAGGAACCATCCATACTATATCAGTATTACAATAAACCTTATCTACACCATCAAGTTCATCATGTCTTACTTCAAATAATGATTTAGGTGATGGAGTTGGATATACGAACTTTTCTAAGTCTGTAATTCTAAATACATCCGCACCTAGGTTATGTGTCATCTTCATGAACATATTAAGTAATGCACTTGATATATCAAATACGAACATACCAATATAGATCATATCTCTACCAGCAAGTTTAAATGGTTCTTCTCCTATGCAATGTGAGCAGAAGTGTCCA